GATGTCGACACGCGCCAGCGGCCCAGAGGTGAGTGTGAGGCCGAGGCCGTCATAGAGCACCTTGCCGTCTTCGCTGGCGCCATCGAATTCGACGAGGCCGTCTTCGCCGGTGATCTCGTCCGACACTGTCAGGACGTGGGTCTCGCGGTCATAATGCCAAATCTTGCTGTAACCCTCGAGCACGACCTCCGGATCGGTGCGCCGCGTCGGATCGATCACCACCTCGTCGTAATATGGCAGCACACGCAACGTGTCGGCGAGCGCAGCCTTCTGCGCCACGAGATCGATCGGCCGCGCGACGAACTCCAACGTCACCAGCTCCTCGAAAATGCTGGTCGGAACACCGACGAGCCGACCGCGAAATCTGATCAGGTCCGGTCCACAGTCGAGCGCGAACCACGCCCAGATCTTGCGGCCGGGACCGAGAAGGCCGATCGCATTGCCGGCCTCGCTGCGCGGCCGGCGAACCACCGCGGTCAGGCTCGCCGGATCGCCCTCGTCCTGCTTCAAGGTGAACGAGAATATATCTTCGTCCCAGCGCAGATGTTCGGGCCCGAATACCGTCTCGCCGGGATCGATCCAGGCGAAATACGGCATTCCGGCTGGCATGGGTCAGACGGTCCTCTGCTCGGCCTCGAGCTTCCATGCTACCTCTGCGGCCCATTCGTCGCGCGACGTATCCCACGCCGTCACCTTGGCGAGAATGGTCAGCACATCGCCGGTCGTATTGGCGGCGCCGAGGCCGGGAATGCAGGTGATGGTGATGTCCATCCCGGGCCACACATCGGTCAGCGCGGGCGCCTCGTGATCGGTGCAGGTGATCGTCACCTTATACTGTCGGAACTGCGCCACCGAGATGTCGGCCAGAGCGCCGCGGCAATCGCGCGCCACGTTGGCCGCCTGGGCGATCGGCGTGAGCGTCATGGTGATGCCGCGAACGGCGTACTGACTGAAGTCGATGCCGTCGATCGCCAGTAAGGTCATCTGAGGCATTGGCTATTGACTCGGGTTCCTGTTGTCGGTTGAACAGAGTTTGTCCCGGCTCGGCATGGTGCGGCAGGGTAGAGCGTGGCTAGGCGCGGCGGGGCATGGCAGGGCATGGAAACGACGAAGGCCTCAGCTCAGGCTGGGGCCTTTTCTTTTAACTGTATCGAGATGGTTTCCTTCCACCGCTTCTAACCTGCGCCAGCGCCGCGCTCCTGCGCAATTCATCGACCACGTCGGACGAGGCGCGCAACCCTGTTATGGCCGGCAGTCCGGGGAATTGGATGGTGACGTGGTTCATGCCGCCGCCGGCGAAGGCCGGGATCGCGATCGGCGCGCGGACCATGCCGCCGAGCGCGAACCTGCCCATGCCATTGAGCGCATCGCGCAGGTTGCCTCCCGAGCGCCGCAGCGCCTCGAGGAAGGCCAGCACGCCCGGCTGCGCTACCGCACGCGCCGGCGTGATGTACTCGCCGCGCGACACCCACGCGAGATTACTGTCGGATGTGCCGCTGCCGCGGCCACCGAGCAACCCACCGCCCGCGTGGCTGCCGATGTCGCCGAGGCCCGCGTCGGCAGCGAGTTTGCCGCCGCCGCCTCCGCCGAACAGACTGCTCACTACGCTATTGAACGTATCCTTGATCCACTGCCAGGCATTCGCGACCGGCGTCGTGACCCAGGACGTAATCAGCGCCGTGGCCTGATCTATTGCCGAGCCGAGCGAGCTCACGGCGCTGTTGAACGTGGCGACGATCCACTGCCAAGCACCGGCTGCCGGCGTGATGACCCAGGCGGTGATGAGGGCCATGACCTGATCTAGCGCGGAGCCGAGCGAACTCACAACGGCGTTGAATGTATCCTTGATCCACTGCCAGGCATTCGCGACCGGCGTCGTGACCCAGGCGCTAATGAGGGCCGTGATTGCGTTCCCTGCAGCCTGAAGAGCACCCGGAATACTATCGCGCAAACCAACTATTACGGCTATCGATGCGGCGGCTATCACGGCGAGCGAAGCCGGCAAACCACCCATGATTGTCGCCAAAATACCGAACGTCACCCCCAAGACAGTAAATGCCGCCGCCACAATGCCCGCAACCGACGCCAACGCCTGCAGCCCGCCCGTCATCGATCCGATCAATGTCAGCAGAATAGCTCCGGTCCCCGAAACCTCAGCCCCGAATATGCGACTCATAACAGGCGCGAGAGCGACACCTATTCGGCGCATGAGTAATAAAGCAATGACAATGGCGCTAATCGCTCCGGGCAACTCCTTGGCTGTTGCCGTGAAGGCAGCGACAAGCTCCTTGACCCATGAAGTCTGCACTACGCCTTGACCGCTGATCGCGCGCGCGAGATCGCCGAACACCCCCTCGGTCTGCAAAATTGCCTGCTTGATGGTCTGGAATGCGGTGATCGCAGCCGCGCTGAAGTTCGCCCAGAACCCCGCGAAATCGCCAGCCAACAAAAGCTGGAATGCCTGCTGCATTGCGAACAATGAATTCGGGATCAACTCCATCGCCTTGGTGGCGCCTGCCGAAAGCTGATCCCAGAACAGCACCACGAGCGCGATGATCGGTATCAGAATGGGACCGAATCCGGCGAATAGCGAAATCAACGCCGTGAACGGCGACAGCACCAAGCCGATGCCCTTGAGCGCGACCGACAGGCCCGCCGCGGCGATTGCCGCCGTAATGAAGAACGCCGCCACCTGACTTTTAGTGACGCCTTCGAAATTGCCGGCGATCTGCTCGACGATGTTCAACAGCGCCGCGCCGGCCGGAACCAGAACATCATTCCAGATCCCGGCGAGCTGCTGGCCGACTGCGATCATTACTTTGAACGCGGTCTCCGCCGCGCTGTCTTCGGGAGCGGCAGCAAAGGTCGAGCGCTTCTGATCGGAAAGCCCCAGCCATATCCTCAACAGCTCGCGCGAGCCGTCCACCAGCTTGGTCAGCCATTCAGTCTGCGCCAATGCGCCACCGAGAAATATCGCACCGATCTGGTCTTTGGTGGCACGTATCGCCTTCGTTAGATCATCCCACCCGCCCTTCACAGCTTTTGCTTCATCGGCCTGCTGCGCGCTGATGTCGCGCGAGGCCTTTCCGGCTTCCGCCAGTGTTTTTTGCTGCTCGACCGTGGCTGTCTTCGCGGTGAGCAAGACCTTGATGGTATCCTTCCAGTTGTCGCCGAAGGCCTTCACGCCGGCCGCCGCCTGGTCCGTGGGATTTTTCATATTGTTGATAGCCAGGGCGGCCTCTCGCATGACGGCGAGAGTATCCCCGGTCGCAATGGTTTTCATGCTGACACCGAGCTTCGCAAGCTCGGTCGCCGCCTCGCTGGCTTTGCCCTTCGTATCCGTGGTGGTGTCGTTGAATTTGGTGATGATGGTGGTGCTGCCGTCCAGCCCTTTGACTGCCGTCTGAGTGGCGTCCCCCAGCTTCGCAATCCCTCCTTTGGCATCGGCCGCCGTCCCGGTGATCTTGGATATCGATTTTTCAAAGTCCGCATTGGAAATGGAGGCCCCGGCGGCCGCCTTGCGCAGCTCTATCCATTGCGCGGTGGTCAGTTTGAGCTTCTCGGCCTGGTCGGCGAGCGCGCTGCCGGTCTCGACCGCGCCCTTGGTCAGGGACGACGTGATCGCGGCGATGGCGGCGACGATCCCGGCGGCTGCGAGCTTGAAAGCAGTCGCGGTCGAAATGAGCTTGGCCCCTGCGGTCTCTCCGGAAGCGCCGATCTGCTGCGAGGCCTGCCCGATTGCACTTCCGACCTGCTGCGCTGCTGCGGCGGTCTTCTGCAATCCCGATGCGACATCCAGGGCCGACTTGGTGCCTTGGCTTCCAAAACCTATGACGCTTTCGGCCAGCGCCTTGAATTGAGTCCCCAGTTGCGCGCCGGCGCTGCCGAGCTGATCGAATGCCTGCTTGGTTTCATTTACGCGGGCCGGATCGATCTGTGTCTTCTGCGCGGCGTCCTGGATCTGCTTGAATGACGCCTCGCCGGCCTTGCCCAGCGCTTCGAGCTGCTTCTTGATATCATCGCCGCCTTCGAGCGTGATGCGCTGGCTTATCGTCTTGGCCATTGATCAGCCCTTGATCCGTTTTTCGTAGAAGTCCTGCATGAGCGCCGCCGCCTGTGCGATGATGCGATAGAGATCGAATCGCTTGCGGATGTTGACCTGGCTCACTCCGACGAACAGCGGTCCCAGCTCGCGCTTGCCGGCGTCGAACAAGAGAGGCGGCTTGCCGGCGACGTTCACCGACACCAGCCTGCCCCGGTACGCGCGAGGCGTATGGATGCCGGTCGGCAAATTCCGCTCGAGCGGCAGCCATACCAGCGGGTGGCCGCTAATTCTGGCGCCGCGCTCGAACACACCCGCGAACGGGCTGGCATCGAAGATCAAGGCCGCCGGATCGCCGCCTTGGTTGGGAAAGAACTTTGACGTGAACGCCTTCTGCCATTGCGCCGGAAACCCGGCCGCCGCGATGTTCGCCCGACCCTGGATGACTGCGAGGGCGGCGGCGTCCTGCACGGCGCCAGCCCTGGCCTCGTCGATCTGGCTCTGGATGTCCGCGATTAGCGCCTTGAGGGCCGATTCCTGCGCCGAAAAGACGAGCTTCATCTCACAATGGCATCAAAAAGCAAATGTGTGGCACGGAATGACAAGACGGCACTTTGGCAGCCCGGGCAAACATCCTCGGCGGCGCAAAGATCGGAAATGACCATGTTCAAATTCCTATGCTGGGTCTGGGGCATCGCGTTGGGGCTTTGGGCGATCGCTGTATTTGCGCCATCCTCGCCGTCGAAGTCGCAACAGCACGAGACACCAGCCGTCAATAAGAAGCAGGAGGGCGTCCCAGCGGCAGAGCGCAAGGTCTCACTAAACTCGACGTGGTCCAGGGACGGATTCGGCACAATCATGATGCTCGACTTCACGATCAGAAACGATCATGATTATGCGGTGAAAGATATCACCATTCGTTGCAATCATTTCGGACGATCTGGGACGAAGATCGACGACAACACCAGAACAGTGTTCGAGCAAATACCTGCTCATAGCAGCCTATCTCGCTCCAAATTCAACATGGGTTTTTTCCACGATCAGACTTCCGAGTCGTCCTGCAACATTACCAATTACGTACATTGAGGTGAATTACCCGCCCAACTCCTTGAGCGTCTTCTCGATCGCCTTCTGGTCGCCCTGCGCCGCGATGTAGGTAATCGCGAGGTTGTGCGCCCGCTCCATGCGGTCGAGCTGCTCACCGAACTCCAGATAGGCTGCAATCTGGCGCGGCGTCAGCGTCATTGCAAAGTCGGGCGGGAATCCCCGTCTGATAAGGGCTGTGATGCCGACGGCGATCTCTTCAAGCGGACCTTGACGGTCTTTGCCCCTTCGCCCGCCCCGCCGATGAGGCGCGTCAGCTTTTCGGCGAAGGAGCCAATCCCGTTTGGGAATGTGAGCGCTTTGATTGCCGTTAGAAGGTCAACTTGCTGTTCCAACATCAGCATCGTGCCAGCGTGCTTCTCACGTCTCTCGTCCCCAAGATGACCTGTGCCAGCGGCGATGATCGGGCCGACTGCAGCGCCAGCGAGTTCAATCAGTCGCAGCACGAGATCGTCAGTCCCGCCGTCCATCAACTTCCTGACATCCGGGAAGCGCGCCACGATCGACGCGATAGCAGGTGCATTCAATCCACGCACGACAACTCGCTCGCCGTTTATCCTGACAACGTCGACCGCTGTCTCTGTAACGATGTCCAATAAGTCGGCCATGCTGTTGTCCTTATGCCGATGGGGTTTCGTCGCGAATAGTCCAGACGCCGAAGTCGCCGCCAGGGCTCTTCATCACCTCGGCCTCGAGCTCGATCAGTGTGAAATCGTCGGCGTCGGTGATGAACGAGAAATCGCCGGTCGGGACGAACGAGACGGTGGCCAGGAAGTCGACCTGCTGGCCGATATCGTTGGTGCCGACCACCTTTATTTCACCGACGAACTCGGCTTTCGACAGGCCGGACAGGGTGGTGTTGCCGTCGCTGTCGGTGTCCGACATAGCGAGCGCGAACATGGCGAGGTTTTTGCCGGTGATCTCGTCGAGCGTCACTTTGATAGTCGCGCCGATCTGGGTGATGGCGGTGAAGTCCTTGGTCTTGACGCCCTCGCGGGCCGAGAAGTGCTCCTTCTTCGTGACCGCCGGCGTGTAGATGAACTTCGGCGCGTTGCCGAGGTCGGTGAAGGTCGCGGCACCGGTTTCCTTGAAGCTGACGATGCCTTTGCCGATGTGATAGTTCGCGACGTTGGGTGACGTGGGCATGGCTCATAAGTCCTCTATTTTGAGTGCGTACTTGAACATGAACTGCGCGCGCAGCGCCCCTTGCAGCGAGCGTCCCTCACCGAGATCGGTCTGACAGCCGAGATAGCGGATTGCGCCGTTGCCGTTCCGTCCGGTCTTGACGATCTGCTCGTTGAGCTCGGTATCGGTGAGCACTCGCTTGATCAGCTCCCGCCGCAAGGTGGTCAGATCCGACCCGACCTCGTCGGCCTGCTGCACGATGACGATCTCCGGATGCATACGAACCATGCTTGGCCGATTGGAGGGCCGCATCGACAAGTCGCCGGCGTCGTCGGTTTCCTCGTCGCCGTCGAATACGAGCGCCACCGGCAACAGATCTTCGGGAAGCACGGTATCGTTGCGCCGGGCCGATTTGATGTTTGGAATGCTGGCGACCACCTCGAACAGCCGCGCCAGGATATCCTCGCGAACGTCAACCAACCGCAGCACTCTTCAGCGCAAACCGCACCTCGCCGCAGTCCTCGCCCATTGGGCTGCCGCGCAGATCCCACGAGCGCACGATCCAGGTCCGGCCATTGAAGGCGAGCACTGCGTCGGCGTAATCGGCACGGGCGATGCCCTTTTCGGTCATCTCATAGACGCGGGCGAAGGCCCCCGGCCCCACGTTGCTGACATGCGCCGCGACCGTGCTCTGGGTTTGCGTCGAGATCGGCACGGCCGCCGGCCGCGTATCATCGATCACGGTGATCTCGACCTCGGCGCCACCGCTAGACGCCACCGTCAGCACCGCCGGCACGCCGATCCGTGCATAGACCGGGTCGTACATCAGTGCGCTATAATCGATTGTCATTCAGGCTCTTCTGAATGCGAAGGTGCCGATGTCCTCGCGGCCGAGCTCGGTTTCAACATTGCTTTCCGACACCATGGTGAAACCGCAGGACTTCATCGCAAACAACAAGCCGTCGCGCGTAAAATGCCAACAATGTTCGGCTGGCTTGAAATGTTTCGAGCGCAGCACATGCTCGGCATCGCGAAAGATCGGCAGTGACAGGAACAACCATTCGCGGCAGTTGGCGAGCAGCAATCCAAAATCCTCCATGTGCTCGAGCACGTCCCACATCGTCATGGCTTGAAACGGCACGAGATACGGATCGATCAGCAGCATCCGCGTTTCGAGCCATTTCAATGCGGCCGGATTGATGTCGTAACCCCAGGTCTTTTCCTGCCGCGCTTGCCGGCAGTCAAGGAACGCGCCCGAGCCGATGCCGACGTCGATCAACTGTCCCCGGTAGTGCTGCTCGACGAATTCGCAGCGCGCCAACATTAGAGCGCGGCCAATCGGTGTCCTCGCATTACGATCATACTGATCGAAGTACGCTTGATCGTAAGGCGCATTTTTCGGATCGACCGGATACCAGCCGATGCCGATCTGCGGCCACCAGGTCAGGCGGCGGCGCGAAAGCTGCTCGACCAGCGGCGGAACTGTCCGATCGGGTCCGCAATCCTCTTGTCGCAGTCGTGCAGCATGTTCGTGCATTGGCAGAAGGCCTCCGGCATTGCAAACCCGATGCGACTCAAGTCGAGCCGCGGGTCGGTGACTTTTTCGGGCGCGTTGTGACCGCCGTGGCCGCCCAGCACCACGAAGGTCTTCGATCTCAGCGCCATCCCCGCCGGCACGATCCAGCCGACGCCACCGATCACCACGTCGGCTTCGCGCACCAGCGCGAGCAACTGGCGCACGTTCAACTCGCCCAACACGAAGTAATGGTGCGCCGGCGGCAGCTCGCCGACCGCCCATTCGTGGCCCGCCGCAAGATCGGCGACCGCGACCGTTGTGTGCGTCGTCATCAGCTCGGCCGCCAGTGCGGCCACATATTCCGGTCGCGGGTTGCGCGCCTCGTTGCGCCATTCGGCGCGCACCGTCACCGGCCGCACCACCGCGATCGGCCGTTCGGACCTGATTGGCGACGGTCCCATGTCGGGCAGATCGAACAGCGCCGGATCGAAGGCGACCCGCAGCGCCGACCACTTGCGCTCGAGCGCATGGACGATCGAGGCCGTCCTCAAATTGCCGCCGTAGGAAACCTTGACCTCGCGCATCGGCAACGGCCGCGACCATCGCTCTGCGCATTGCCGCGCCATGTTCTTGAGCTGCGTTCGCAACCGGCGCTTCGCGAGAACGAACCTCAGGTCGAGATCCTCGTAAAGTTCCGGCCACGGCGTTTCGAGCCAGACCTCGTATTGCTCCGCCGCGGCGCGCACGAACGGCCGCGAATAAATGTTGTCGCCGAGCCCCCACATCCCGCGGACCAGGACTGCTTCCGCAGGCCTCAAGCCGCCCGCCGCTGGCCGAGCGTCTCCTCAAGGCCGACCACCGGCCACAGATCCGCATAGGCGCTGCCCGAGCTGGCGTTGAGCAGCGCAATGCCCATCGACCGCAGCGGCGCCGCCATGGTGGCGATGTCGCCGCGCTGCCGATCGTATCGATCCGGCCTCGGGCCCCACCGGTGCGGCTTGTGGTGCCAGAGCCGGCCGTCCGCAGCCGCCTTGCCGTCGACGCCGAGCCAGACGATCGTTCCGCCGCGTCCCACCAGATGCGCCGCCAGGTTGGTCGCCCCGGTGAGCGAGGTCCATTTCTGCGTCAGGCAATCGGGCGCCTGCGCCAATCCCGGTGGATTAATCTTGCGGCAGAGCAGCACCTTGGCATCCCGCACCATCTGCGAGGTGGTGACGACACGTCCCGTGAAGCTCCCGACCGCCGCCCGATTTTCCGGCTCGTTCCACCAGCGCCAATCGCCGAAGTAGAGAAAATCGGCCCACGGCGCCGCATGGACGCTCGAATTGATGACGATCACATGCCGGCCGCGCAACTGCCCGAGGTCGTGCTCGAGCACTGACGGCCCGCCGGCGACGATGAACGCCGTCCCGCCCTCCCATTCGCGCGGCACCTCGTAATGTTTCACGTGAAACCCATTACAAATGCAACCGCGTATATTCACACATAGAAGCGCGTGTATGCGCTGAGCAAGCCAGCCGCGGTATCGGCCGCCGCCTGCAATGGGGCGGTGGGCGCGGCCTTGCCGAGCACCTGCAGCGGATCGTAATACTGCACGATGGTATCGCCATGCCGGACCATTCGGACGCCGCCGGTGGCGTTCAAGCGCTGCTGCAATCGCGCCGCCTGGATCAATAGTGTGGCCGCTGCCTTGAGCGCCGGCGGTGCGGCATCGGGCAACTGGTATCCGCCGCTGTAGGTCACGGTGACCGGCTCGGTCCAGGCGCCTTCGATGCGCATCTTGCCGGATAGGTTCTCGATCTCGTAACTCGCCGGGTCGAGGATGTTGCCGCGCGGCGATTCCACCGACACGATGTCGGCGTCGGCGACCGGATAGTGCGTCAGGAACAGGCGCGGACTGTCGAACGGCATCGAGTCGCCGCGCCAGGTCTCGGCGACCTGTTCATAGGCGAACACGCGCTGGCACATCGTCGCGATGACATCGCTGTACTGGTCGATCCACATCTGCAACTGCGTGTCTTCGCTCGTATTGCTGGGCGGCAGGCCAAGGATGCTTTTGATCTCGTCCAACGTGACGAGCGCATAGCTGTCGGCCGGCGCCAGCACCTTGACCCAAACGTCGGCCATCACCGCCCCTCGTGAAACTGCTCGAACAGCGCCCGCAACTCCAGCAGCGGCGCCTCGCTGTTGTCTGACATGACCGGCTGCGCGGTGTAGGCTTCGCGGTCGATGCGCCAGCCGACGATGGTCGGCCCGGGATCTCCGGTGGGACCACGCTCGCCACGCACGCCAGGAGCCCCGTGGTCGCCCTTCATCCCGGGCTTGCCCGGCTTGCCGGCCGAGGCGATAAGCTGCCAGCCGTCGCCCGGGCACGGTCCCGGGCCATCCTGGCGGGCAATGAAGCTCGACCCGCCGAGCGCCACGATATCGAGCGCCGCATAGGCCTCGCCGTCGCGCCAGGTGCCGCGCACGACGGGGGTTGCCGCGTCCCGGCCGGCCGCCGCGAGGCAGGCCCAATCCTCGTGCGGCGGCGCTCTGGCGGTATCCTGGCGCGCCTGCCATGTCGAGCCGCCGGCCAATATGATCTGCCCGCGGTAATGCACCTCGCCTTCACGGTACGGCAATGCCGCCTCGATCGTGCCCGCCGCGCCGTCCCTCCCAGCGGGGCCCGGGATGCCGTCTTTGCCTGCGGGCCCCTGTTCGCCGGCCCTGCCGGCCTCACCGGCAGGCCCTGCGGCGCCGGATGGCCCTTGGTCGCCCTTTTCGCCGCACGCACCAGCGGGTCCCGCAGGCCCCATGGTGCCGGTTTCCCCACGCTCGCCGACGATGCCCTTTTCGCCCTGCGGGCCGGCCTCGCCACGTTCGCCGGCCGGCCCTGGCGCGCCGTCGGCGCCGTTGGTGAGCTTGGCGGCGATAGCCTCGACGTATTGCGTCAGCCGCGACCGCAGTTCAGTCGCCTCGGCCTGCAATTGCAGGATCGTCGCCCTGGTCTGCGCCTCGGTCAGTTCGCGGTGGCGCTCCCATTGCGTGCGCTCGGTGTAGAGCGCCTCGGCGAGCGCCTCGCGCCACGCGTCAAGAAGCAGCGCGTCGTCGTCCGATCCGGTCGGCATTGGCAAACAGGTTTCTGACCTCTCGTGCAATGTCATCGCGGTTGCTCTTTTGCGGAGGCTTTGCGGGAGCCGGCGGCGCTGCGGGAGGAGGCGGCGCCGCCGGCGCAGCTTGGATCTTCCCGACTTGGCTGAGCGGGACGACCTGCTGCTGGACGCGCGGCTCGTCGCCGAATTCGACGCTGTCGAGCCCTTCGCTATTGCGCGCTTCGTTCGGCGCGAAGATGCCGCCCTGCACGCCGCGGGCCAGGCTCTCGATGCGATCTTTCTGCGCCGAGCGCAAAAGCTCGCCGGTATCAAACTCGACGTATTCGTCCGGCACGCCCTTGAGCTGGAACAGGTTTCCGATCGCTTCCTCGATATGATTGAGCGCGAAGCCGAGACCGGACGAGCGCCAGCTCTGCATCAGCGCCTCGGTCGACGAGAATGTCGAGCCGCCGAGACCGAGGATCTGCAACGGAATGCGGTAAGCGAGCGCGATGTTCTCGTTCGACAGCTT